TCCCAAAGGCTTGTTGACGCCATCGCCCAACATGTAAGCTTGTTCCAAATCGATTCCAACGATCTCAGCAATCGCCTCTTGAACCTCTTTGTACACATCCACAGATGAGCTGCGGATCAATGGCAAGGAAACCAAAATCTCATTGGTGTAGTAGTTCAATTTGAACTCACGCTTGCCAAATGCAAGTTGAGAATCCTTGGTCGGCGCATCCAGTTCACCGCCCCAAGTACCACTCGCCATCTTTGCAGTACGTTGAGGGAATCCCAAGGTCTTCGCCTTGTCTAGTGTCAAAATACGTGCATGCTGTCGAATCTGAACCGCATCATTCAAGGACTTGATGACCTCACTTGAGAACTTCTGGTCTGCAACCAGGTAGCCACCATTTGCATCCGTGCTCATGAACATATCCCGATTCTGAATCTCACCAGTTTGCAAGTAACTCGCGAATGCCGCGCGGCGCTCTTCTTCACCTGGATCCTGACTTCGCCCTTCCTGGCTACCAGCTGATGGCATCTTGTTTTCGCCAAGCTTCCGTTCTTCAAGCAAAAGCTTCTCACTTCGGTCAATCTTTGCATTATATCCGTCCAACTCTTTCTGCATATTGTTATATGCAGTTTCCTCATCGCTGGACATTTCTCGCTTCTCGTCAATCGACTTGTCCAGCTCCACTCGCATTTTGCCAACCAAATTCGAACGCTCTTCTTTCCACGCATTAATCTGTTCTACTAGTTTCATCTACATCTCCTCCATCAAATCAAGTCTCTTTTTCCTAAGTTCCGCCAAGTAGCATGCACTGCGTTGCTCTCCGCCCTTATCTTCCCGCTTCTCTACTGCCTGATGCTCTTTAAATATCTCATCATAGCTTCGAAGACCAATCGAGGTTTGCGGATAAGCCGGGAACGTCACTGGACTCACCTCAATGAGGTCCACTTCACGCAGTGTGCGAATGTCATTCCCCTGATCATCCGTCGACCAATTGTCATCAATGGTGTAGAACGAAAAGCTCATTCCGTCGATGTCACCCCGTTTGATGCTCTCATAGGTGTCCTTGCCAGCTGTTGTATTCGGTAGCGTAATTTGGCAGCGCAAACCAATATCATCTTCCGACAATGACAGGGTTCCATTCTTCGTGGATCCCAACGGGCATGAAGAATCGTGATTGAACAAAGCCTTCACTACCTTGTCGCTGAGCGATCTTGCAAAAGCACCCTGGTCAATCTTTTCATAGAACCATCCAAGCTTCTTCGATCGAACATTGAACTTCGCAGCATACCCGGCAATGATCCGATCACCATTTTCTTCAGTGCGGCATTCCAGATTACCAAATTCATAATTTCGCCTTTCTTGCTTCATCTACTCACCCCCTTCAGGTTCAAGCAATGCTAAAATCTGCCGATAAACTTCTTCGGCTGCAGTCATATTTGTTGGACTCAGGTAAATATCACCCTTAGGTCCAATCGGGTTCATGTCCTCTTTCTCACGGATGTCATTAACACTCAGAAATCCCCACGATCTCCCTTGGGCATAAGCGAAGTATCGCGTCTTAATATCCCCTCGAAGAAGACCATCCACGTTGAATTTTGCATAGGATAATGCTCGAGCACCTGGCATAATCAATGACTTCTTGATCTCCTGCTCCCAATTCTTCAACTCCGACGACAATGAGTACTGCACATAATTGATATTCTGCTGCTCTACATTGTTGTAGGTCGCCTTTTCCATATGCATGATCATGTGTGGCGGCACATTAAAAAAACGAGCAATCTCCTCTACTTGGAATTTCCTCGTCTCAATAAACTGCGATTCATTTGGATTAACTGTGATCTGATGGAACTTGGATCCCTGTTCCAGGAACATCAGCCGATGAGCTTTGCCAAGGCCTTCATAAGTACCTCGTATGTCCTCCTTGAAACGCTTGAAAGCATCATCTGAAAGTTGGCCAGGCGTTTCCACAATGCCGCCAACATTAGTACCATTGGCAAAGAAACTGGAACCAAAAGATTCCGTAGCCAATGCCAGACCAATGACTTCCCTGGCCAGTTCCAACGGCTTGAACGGCTTGTCCGGTGAAAAACCTGGTCCCGTAATACATAAGACCTGCTCAGGATACAGCCGTTTGATCTTGCCATTTTTCACTGTAACCTCAAAGACCAACTCCTCGGATGTCGGATTCCGCACCCGCCTCACGGCCCAGTAGGGTATCGGCCACAATTCTTTTGGCCGGCCATCCGGTCCCCTCACCACTTCAGCAACGCCCATGCCGCCGATCATGATATTGGTCTGCATGATCTGCCTGAACTTGAACGCTGTCAATTCCGGATTGGCCATGTCATGCAGCAAGACCTGCAGCGGATGATCATGCTGGATCCGCTTGACTCGGGCATCCTTCGAATCCCGTTGGTAGTAGTTCAACGGTAGCGCTGCAATGGTGTTTGAAATCAGCCGCGTACATGCAAATACAGCTGAAACCTGAACAGCTGTGCTCCGGTTGACTCTCACCCCTGCCACTGTCGCATTTCCGCCAAACAGTGTTGTCAGAAAGCTCGATGGCTTTTCCAATGTCGAAGATCCAAACAAGGAACTTCGAATGTTTTTGAAGATACTTCGAATCCCAATACCTCTCACCCCCTTTAAACACTTCGCACGCCTCGATGCTCATATACATTGGCTCTGTAAATCTCCTCATGCATAATCGCCCTGGCATGACTACACGCAAAAGCGACCGCACCGTCAATACGGTTGGTCGCTTTCGACTTGTCTAACATGATGTTGCCCGATGGTCCCGTCTTGGTAACCGCGTTATTCATACAGAATGTCAGCACCGGATTGTTCCCATGGACCACCTGGTACTTCAGTATGATTCTTTCAATATCCTTCAGTGAAGGACTCATATTGCTATAGGTCTGCTTCAGCATAACCATAGTAAAACCTTCTTTGGCCATGGACAGATTCCACTGCATGGCATTGTAGGGATCAAAGGCTATCTCTACGATCTCATAAATCTCCGCCATCTCCTCAAACCATGCCTGCACATAGTCATAATCAATGACATTTCCCGGAATCAGCGTGACGTAACCTTCTTTTGCCCATTGCTTGTATGGCACCTTGTCTGTTTTCTCATGCTCCAGCGCCTTATCTTCTGGAATAAAATAATGATTAATTACAGCATATTCACCATTATCCAGTGGGAATTCCAGAGCAACACTTGTCAGGTCACCAGTTGAGGAAAGGTCAACGCCGCCATAGCATGGCCGGCCTCTCAGATCCGGTAATTCTTTGTTGTTCTTCCGCCAATCCTGCAAGTTAATCCAGCGTGTTGCTTGGTTCACCCAAATGTTCATCCTCTTGCATAGGAAGTTGTTTTGCTTTCTGGCACTCTGCTTGGCCGTTAGGCAAGCATCTCGAATATTCTCGATCTTTGCGCTGACACCAAGATTCGGATTCGCTTTAATCCACACGGATTCATCTGTCCAGTCATCTCCTTCATCCAGTTCCGCGATGAATGCAAACCAAGTATCATTCTCATAAATCCCTTCCAGGATGTTTTCGCAATCCTTGTAGATCTCATAGCAAATTCCATTTACATTGAATCCGGCCGTGGTGATTGCCACGATCAATGGCTGCCTTCGCGATCCGGTACCAGACTCCAGCACGTCCCAAAGTTCTCGAGACTTATGAGCATGCAACTCATCAATTATGGCCCCATGGATATTCAAACCATCCATGGTGTCTGCATCGGCACCCAATGGAACAAAGGTCCCGTCGATTTCATCAAAGAGAATCACATCACGCAAGATATCGAGATACTCCTGTAGTTCTGGAGACTTCTTGACCATCCTCTTCGCTTCGTTATGTGTGATCTTCGCCTGATCACGTTTCGTTGCGGCCGTGTAGACCTCGACCCCTGGTTCTGCATCAGCAACAAACAATTCCAAACCAATTCCAGAAAGAAATGTCGACTTGCCATTCTTCCTGGCTGTCGAGATATAAGCCATCTTGAATCGTCGGATGTTCTCGCCTTTTTTCAACCAACCAAACAGACTGATTACAATGAACAGCTGCCATGGTTCCAAAATCACCGGCTTGCCGCCCCACTCTCCCTTGGAATGCTTTAGCAATCCAAAGAAGTCGATGTAATATTGAGCCAATTTTTTGTTGAAGTAGTACGGATATCTCTTACGCTTTGCTTTCTTCAGATCTCGAATATGTCTTTCACAAGCAAGCCTAACTTTTTTCGATGCCTTTTCCTTCCCCTTGACCACATCTTCTGCGTACTGCAGCGCAACATCAACTGTTTGAGGAACCATTTAGAATTTCCTGACGCTCGCTCATGAGATCAACTAGCTTCGACCTTGCCGGCGCCTTTCGCTTGATCCCAAGCTTCTGTCGTGCTTTCACAGAAAGACCCAATTGTTCGCCATACTGCTTCATCAGAACCAGGTTCTTCTGAACAATATCCACTTCAGGACGCTTGATTGTATTGGTGTGGCCCTGCTTGTTGGTGTATTCCATGGTCAGGCCATGCTTTTTCAGTTCAGCCTGTGCCAACCGCCAATCTCCATAACAGCTGCAGTACGCTTCCAGGGTTCCCAAGTCAATCTCTGCCAACAGGCCGGCAGTCACCAGCTCAACTAAAACTTTCTTCCACTGCTGCTTTCCATACCGATTCAAAAAAGTCGGTGGTTTCTGCTCAGGATCCGTAACCATTTTCAGATCTGCTACTAACCCGGCATCATTTTCCTTGTTTTCCTTGGGTCGATGGCTGGAATCAGCCAATTTTTCCTTGGCACCCACTTTAATCCCCCCCTTAATCAATTTTTGCGGGTGTGTGAAAAAGACCACCCGCTCGGTCTCCGAGAAACGACCAAAACTTTCTGATACCCCCTACCTCTTGACCTCGTTGCCGAAGCCTCCGTCCTCGGAAGCAGTCTTTATGTTATGGCATTTATCGCACATTGACTGGTGATTCTCTGGATCCCAGAAGAGATTCTTATCTCCTTTGTGAGGAATGATGTGATCGACTACTGTAGCCGGCACAAACTTCCCTTCAGCCAAGCATTTAACACACAGTGGGTTCTTTCTCAAGTACCTCAACCGGTACACACGCCACTGGCGATCATAACCACGCTTGGCCGAACTCCCACGAGCTCGATCATATCTCTTCCTGTACTTATTACGCTCTGCTTCATACAAATCACTGTGCTCATCACAGTATCGCTCACCCGCTTCGACCAACCTAAAACACCCTGGATGACCACAAGGATGACGAGGTTTCCTAGCCATGCAAAAACACCCCCAAAATATGCATTTGAGTTAAACATATCTTAATATTGTGTTTAACTCGCTAAACCCACCTCAACCATTGATAATTACAGGACTTGAGACACCTCTCAAAAACACAGTTACACATTCTCGCAATATGGTGAACTGGATTTCAAAAAAATAAAAAAACGCCCAAAATCGAGCGAATTATCCCCTAAAAATACTTGAACTTCTTCATGCTATTATTAATGCTTTCCTGGGTGATTCCTATGTACCTCATCGTGATCGATGGGCTGCTATGATTAAAGATCAACATCAATGTCGCCACATCACCAGTCTGCTTGTAGAAATGATAACCGAATGTCTTACGCAGCGTATGGGTACCAACAGCTTCAAGGTTGAACATCTCGCCTACATCCCGCAGCACCTTATAGGCCATAGACCTGCCGATCGGTTTGTTCACACCCTGACGCGAAGTGAATAGG